AGCCATTAAATTACTTTCCATATTGGTTAAAATGTTATTTGCTTTTGTTAAATTGCTACTTAATTCAGAAAGTCCATCCGCCACACTCAGCAAACTCTTCACTTCAGTAACGTTAATTCCATCATAATGCACCTCAAAAGCTGGGCAATCGTCCACAAGATCTCCATTCTGCAAATTTCCCGAAGTATATGCCGGTACTGCCGGATTACTTGCAACCGGTGTTCCCTGGATCACCTTCCAACTGCAGTTTTCAACCTCTGTCTCTGCATTTCTGGTATACCGATTTACAATAAGATCAATCCTTTTCATTCCCTGACTACCATTTGTCAGTGTAACCTCATCATAAGTACCAATATCCACGCAAGATATACAGCCGTGATGCGCCATCATCCCACTCCGGATTTTCATTAGATTATTACTGCTAAGTTCTGGCTTAAGATTCTCTCCACTTGTTATAATATAACTCCCCTGCCCGATAATCCCCTCCAGCATCTGCCGGAACTGCTGACTTGTTACGTGAGGTGATCCGGTTCTTCCTGATACGATTTTCATTCTGTATCTTCTCCTTCCAGTTTATAAGTAATTGATTCCACATCATTCGTAATCTCGTAAATGATATTTTCGATTGGTTTTGACATATACATCCCGGTCAGGTAATCCCGGCCACCGACAATATCTCCAATCCCAACCTCGATGCCAAGCTTTGCAACATCCATCTGAAATGTCTTTTTATTCATCAGCTTCTGCAATTGCTCCATGGACGTTTTCTCCAGCTCTGCTGTTTCTGTGCTCGTATTTTCGTACACTGCTGAGATCTCATTCAGTCCTTTGTAATACTGCGTCTTTCCAATGCTTCCATCTTTCTGCACATACAGATGGAATACGTTCCTCTCCTGCATTTCCCCTTTTCCGGTTACAACCAGATGATTTACGCCATTTTGTTTATCATCCATCGTGAAATTTAAGCGACTGTCCTGTGACAATTCAATCTGTGCAGAATAATCAGTAATCGGAACTGCTTCAACCAGAATATAACATGGCTCGTCCTGTTCTTTGATCAGCCGGATCTGCAGGCGGTATCCGACACTTTGCAGCATTTTAGTAAGACCTTCCAGTAATGTACTGTACCGGTCAAATTGAAAATTCTTTACAGATATACCCGTATCTTCTGATGAAACTCTGAATAATCCATCAAACTCCGGCTCGATCAGTGTTTTCATTACCTGATTCAGTTCTCCGGATACTGTTTTATAATCCGATCCGGCAGGCGGCTCGATCACCTTATACTGCAGTCTTCCCCGCCATGTGATTCCCTTCAGCTCCACATAATCCAGCGTTGTATCTGTCAGCACCTCTCCGATAATGCCTCCATATTCTGTTTCCGTAATATACACATAGCTTGAAAAGGTCAGCTCTGAATACCAGTTCGACCTTGCAATCTGCACAGAAAACTCATATTCCCCATTCGTATCCACTGTGATATTTGAGTCCAAAATCGCTCCCAGTTCTCTTCCATCACTATCTGCAAGAATTATGTCCTTTACCACGGCGGCTCCCTCCTGTTCAAAAATAAAGTCAGGTCAAATCCATAATCCCCGGACCAGTTAATATTTAAAAGCCCGGATGGTATTCTCTCGAAAACAGTTTGTTTCTGTGCTCTCTGATTAAATAAATTTTGTACCGTTCCATTCGTCAAATACCTTCGGATCGTTCTTCTCTGGCTATCTATGATCAGATATTCCCTGCTTTCAAGTGTTACGAAAAACTCATAAGGATAATCATTGATCAGAATCTTCGGATTTACACATGGTCCGTAAATGATCATCCGGTACTCGCTTGGAATGATGTGATCAACGTCCCATGCTGCGATTCCTCTTTTTTCCCCGGCAAAGTCAAACGGATAATCATACTGAAAATCTATCCCGGATGCTGCTGTTTCTTCCAATTGTGGAAAAAACTGTCTTGTCGCTTCTACTACCCATACAAGCTCTGGAGCTTGGAAGGTGATTTCCACTTCCGAATACACATATCCCTTCCAGCCCTCTTTTGCAGATTTCAAAACCTTGCATCTTAAATATGCACCATTCACATACAGCTTCCCGTAGGTGTCATTTTCTGCATCAACCGCAATGATCCGGTATAGCTGCTCCATATTTGTTTGGAACTCTTCCCGCTTTCCAAACACATCAATTGTAACTGTTTTCTCATATCCGTCTGAAGATTCTGACCAGTCCGCATCGAACCAGTCAGTCTTCGTTGTACGAAAAGGAGCTTTTAAAAGATTCAGCTTTTCGCCATTCATATTTTCATAATATACAATCATACCTGTGGCACTGCTCCTTTCGGTAATGGTCTGTCTATCCGTTTCGTATCCAGGAATACCGGCTTATTACCATTTTCTTTTGCAATCTTCCTCTGGATACGTTCAAATCTGTCGTAATCAAATCCCTGATCCTTAAAGATCGGATTATTCTTTATTCCACCAACCGTTTTATCTGGATTAACGGATGTCGTAAGCTGTACACTTCTCTGCAGGCTCTGGATTGCTTTTTGTACTCCGGCATTCATGGATCCGACCGGAATATTCTTCTCAAATCCGATTCCCATACCAAGAGCCATCATCTTACCAACCTGGTCACGGAATACACGGGATGGTGAATGAATACCAAGTTTTGATTTCACCCAATTGAGTGCATTATCCGCCGCGTTTGCAGCTGCTTCTGCCAGGCTTTTTGCCGCACTTGTTAATCCACTTGCAATTCCCCGGACAATGTTCATACCAACACTGCCCCAGTTCACACTGGTAAATGCATTCTTGATCTGGCTGATCATGGATGGAATCTTACCAAGCAACGCCGGGATTCCCTGTACCAGTCCGACTGCGAGCTGTGTGATGATCTTCACACCAGTTTGTACAATCTTCGGCAAATTCGTAATAATCGTAGATGCCAGCTTGCCGATGATAACCGGTGCTTTCGCTGCCACCTGCGGAATCGCGTTTGCAATTCCCTGTGCCAAGCCTTCCATTAACTGTAATCCGGACATAATTAACTGTGGCAGATTATCAATCAGTGACTCAACCAGAGTCAGGATTATCTGTACCGCTGCCGGAATTAACTGCGGAAGCTGTGCGCCCAAGCTGCTCACCAGAGTTGCTATGATGCTTGCGCCTACAGAAATAAGCGATGGTAGATTTGCTGTAATCGCATTCATCAATCCCAGTATCAGGGTTGCACCAGATGAAATCAGTCCCGGAAGTGCTGCTGTGATCCCGGCTCCAAAGTTGGATATGACCTCTGGTCCTTTGGTCTGCACCAGAAGAAGAATCTGATCAATCTGTGTACCGAACTGACTATAAACCAGTCCAAGACCGGCTACAACAACAGCCGCAACTGCACCAAAGTTCATCAATCCGACAAATGACGGAATGAATCTGCCTACCATTCCGAGTACGCCTTGCAGGGCAGATCCTATCTGTCCGCCCCATGCCCCCAGATAACCGGCGGTATCTCCAAGCAGTGAAAAAGCACTTGTAATTCTGGGAATCTTCGATGCTATCGCGGATCCGATTTTCCCAACTGCCCCACCAATTTTACCCGGAACACCGGAAACTACCTTGCCGATCTTTCCGACAGTAGCTGACAGTTTCGGAGTCAGTACCTGAAACGGTCCTGTAATTGCACTGCCAAGCCCTTTCAGGCTACCCGTAAAATCTTTCCGGAAATTTGCAGCCGATTTTGTTGCGCTTTTGAATCCCTTCGGAAGCTTTCCGAGCTCAGACAAAACACCCGTTGTAATTCCGCTGAATCCCTCAACGGCTGTCTTTACATTGCCGATCTGGGATCCAAATAACGAAATCACCGGTCCAGCTCCCGCAAGAACTGCCGCGGTCTTGCCAAGATTCATGAGCTCATCCGTACTCATGTTCTGCAGCTTATCGGTTAACTTACCAACACTATCCGTAAATCCCTTTAGTTGCGGAACTGCATCTCCAATTTTTCCGGATAAGGATTCCACCACATCCATTCCGGTCTTTCCCAGACGCGGGATCATTTGACCAAGATTATTTAAGATATTCTTTGCCGCTGTCCAGAATGTATCAACCAGATCGTTCGCACTGATTACGCCAGCTTCAAAATTCTCCCAGGCAGCTTTTGCAGAATTAACAGAACCTTCGATTGTTGTGGATGCTTCTTTTGCAGAAGTCCCTGTGATTCCAAGATTTTGCTGGACTTTGTGAATCGCCTGAATCATCTGATCAAACGTTACATTATCCAGATCTTCTATCTTTTTATTTAAGATACCAGAATCATTGATCAATCGGACCATTTCCGATTGCGTACCACCATAACCTAATTTAAGGTTATCCAGCATCGTATAATTCTGCTTCGCAAAACCTTGATAGGCGTTTTGAATATCCTGCATATTCGTACCCATCTTATTGGCATTATCTGCCATATCGATGATCGCCATATCTGCAATCTCTGCAGCCTTTGCAGTATCTCCGCCTAAGCCTTGTAATAATGAAGCAGAAAAGCTTGTGACTGTTGACATATAATCATTTGCCGAAAGCTGTGCTGTTTTAAACGCATTGTTTGCGTTCCTAATTACTGTCTTGGCACTGTCTTTAAATAATGTCTCTACACCACCGACCTGCTGCTCCATATTGGCAACTACGCCAAGAGAAGACTTTACAATCGCCGCTGCTCCAGCTCCTACAGCTGCAACAGCTCCGGTCATTGCCTTGCTGACTACGGATAATCCACTTTTTCCAAGACTTCCTAGCTTATTTATGCCTTCATTGAACCCGCTCTCATTGATTTTGGTATCAAAATTCAAATATCCATCTGCCATACTATCATCCTTTCTGATAGCACGGCTCAGGGGCTCACAAGTGCTTAATTCTTAATTTTTATCTCCACCTCCCGTCGGCATTTGCGGCATTTCACATACAGTCCGCTGCACACTGCAGTATCTGTGTAAACAAGCAGATGCTGCCCGCAGTACGGACACGGATACCACTCACGCCGTGTCGGTATTTTAATTTCCATCATGAGAACATATCTCCAATCTCATAATCATCCAGTTTCCGCTGTTTCTTTTTCAAGGAAACAGCTCTCTGGATCTTCTTGATCCATTTGCGTTCGTCCTTATCCCGGATTGTTCCAGGATCAATCGAACGGTACATGATCCGTTGTTTAATCTCCGTATCATCCGGCAGCCAGTCAAACAGGCTCCGGAACTCCCACCAGTGCATATAGTCGATCTGCTGCAGATCAATTCCATACGCTTCCCGGAATGCTGCATAAATACAGCCGGCATCTTCCGAAAAAGAAAATACCGGCTTTCCACTTTTTTGCTGCTCTTCCTCTTCATCTTCTGTGTCATCCTGGTACATCCTTTTGCACATCAGGAAATCTCCGAGCGCATAAATCGCAGCTTCAATGTCTTCCGGAATCTGATCCAGATACCACTGCAACAGAAGCCCGCATTTAATCCGCCACGGAACCGAGTCGTCTTCAACCAGCTCTGTAAAGCGAATCCATTCACGGAAATCTGTCGCAATCGGGTAGTACTCCCCGTTGACCCGGACCTCTTTCGGAAACTGCTCATATAAAATATTCATCTCTTTTACCTTCCGGTATTGGAATATTTTCCTTTACCATACTGTTTCTGGTAGTTCCTTCTCTGCTGACGGTTTCCATTTGGCTGTGGCTGCGGATGCGGGAACTGCTGCGTTGTATTCTGGTTTGGCATATACTTATTGTATTTGCTGTCCAGTGCATTTGCTTCTGCTGTTTCAAAGTCGAACAATGATTCAGCCGCTTCGTTACACAGCTTGATGCTGTTCTTTCCGCAAAGGATACGCTCCCCGGCTCCATCGCCAAAAAGGGTATCGAAGAACACATAAAAACAGCTACACTGTGCGCGGATGATATCACTATTTTTTCCAACTACCGGAACATTCTGCTCTGCTTCATGCATTGCTGCTTTCGCTTCATCCAGAGCGTCCAAAAAATCTGCATCTGTAAAATCTACTTCTGCTTCAAAATCTCCAAATTTCCAAAGGCTCATAGGCTCACTCTCCTGTTTCTTCTTTATTCTGCGCCGGCACTGAATGTACAGGTCTTCCATCCGTCTGTAGTGGTGGCAGTACCCTTTGTGATCTCTCCTGCTGCTTTAAAGCTGCCTTTGTAGATCAGGGCATCTGTTCCATCACCCTCTGTATCCGGAATAACGCTCCACGTTCTCTTTCGTGCAGTACAGGTCGTCTCAGAGGTCTTCTGCTCAAACAGATCTACAACCACGATATCAACCTGCGCTTCCGTTCCGAGAATCTCATCATCGGTAATTGCGGCAATCTTCTCATGTACCGGATCATTGGTATACCGGTCAAATTCATAATCGATCGCCGGCGCATAACCAACTACGTCCGATCTTTCAGACGCTTCATCCACATACTGTCGGCTGTACTCGGTTGAGTTCTTTCCATCCGACAGAGAAGTAAAGCCCGTCATTCTGGTAAATGTCTCTCCTGATCCGTCAGTATCCATAAAAGCCACTCTCTTATGTCTGCCAACTAATTTCTTCTCATTCGCCATTTCTTCACACTCCTTACTTATAAATCAATCTGCAAATCATCTGATACCGTCCCAGATCGACCTCTGTACTAAATAAATAGCCGGACTGCAGCACTTCTACTCGGATAGCATCATGCCCGTCCAGCTCCGGAACAATATCATTCAGGTTATTCTGTTCTGTCCACTCTTCAAAGTTCTGATAAAAACCACTGTTGGCAATACCGGTTCTGGCATCCCCATCATAGGCTTCCTTACTTGTCAGAGCGAACTGGAACTGCTTCAGACAGCTCCCGTCCACATATCTCTTGTAAATGGGATCTGCTCCAATCGGATCAATGGAATATTCCATTCCATTACCTAAACGATCAATATTGATCTTCCGGTTATCGATATCCGGATACATCCTCACATATTCCCGGATGCTCTCAATAATCGTTTTTCTTTTACTGTCCGGCAAGTTTCTCAGCTCCTTCCCTGATGGCATCTTTGTGGCTTGCCTTCATTGTCTCAAACCATCTCGCCTTGGTTTTATGCTCGTAATACTGTCGGCGGGCATATGGGGCAAGGTATTCGATGGATCCGGAACCAATCACCGTGCCAAGCGTCCCGGACTTGATCAGCATTCCGGTTCTTCTCGGTGTCAATGGATTCATATAACGCAGACACTCCGAATCCACGAATGCCTGCGCCCTTGAAAATCCCTCCGCTTTTTTCTGTGCAAATCCCGGAGCCCATTCAAGCTTTGCTGTTACCGAGCCATCCTTACCAGTCACGGTAAACACACTGCCTCTAGGCGTTGTGATCCGGAAGTCTTTCTTTCCTGCCATCCTATTCGCCTCCAATCCGCCAGTGTGGAGTTGTACCGAACCGGTTATCCGACCAGCTTGTTACCTTGCAGTGCTTCTGGAACACGGCCTTCAGATCTGCCGGCCTTTCAATCTCAATCTGGCACTCTCCCAGGACAATCTGATCATCGTTCTGGATGGTCCAGTATCCATAACCGCCACAGCAGGCGAACTGATCCGGCGGAAGATACTGCCCTGCTTCCGGAATATCCGCAGGAATCCGAATTTTGTAAACTTCCGCACTTTTCAGTCCGTTATCTGTAACTGCAGTCTTATGGTCCACATAGACGTGGACACCATGCAGAACAGTTCGGTTCCAGGTATCGTAATGCGTGGAATCACCGCTTATTCTGTTATAAACAGTCACATCCGCATTTGTGATCACACCGCATCCCTACCTTTCTTGACAGCCATCCAGCAGGAAGAAGATAAGGATATACCGCATCATACACCTTTTTCTTCACCATCTCTTCCGCTGTCTTTCCATCCGTCTGCTCTGTGACATAGGTCACACTGTAGCCATCGTTATTTTCTGACTTCACCAACGGGGTTCCTGACTGTTGCTGCGCATTGTATTTGTAATAAACCTCTGCTGCAGCACAGGCCGCATCCTTTACCATGTCATTTTCTACGGAAAAAATATCTCCTTTCACATAGGTCAGATGCCGGATATAGGCTTCCGCCTGCCTTTCGGCTTTTCGGAAGTCCTGTTCCGGAATGGTTCTTCCTCCATATTCATCTACATAATATCCATACGTGATCTGCATGGATTATCACCTTCCCTTACTCGCCAGCTTTCAGAATTGCAAACGGGCATCTCTTGGTTTTATCGGTCTTCAGTGCGTTAATCGGGTTTGGAATTTCCCATCCGAGACGCATTACTGCACGAAGCGCAACCATATCGTTCTGCATCAGGTTGTATGCGATTGTGCCATCTGTATTCTGGACAACGCCTTCCGTAAACAGCTTGAATGTAATATCCTGTCTGATGGAATATACCAGCTGTGAGAAATCTCCGGAAATCATAAGTGCTTTCGACTTATCAAACGCACCATTATTCGGGAAATTCATCGGCGATCCATCCAACGCGTACTGTGTTGTTCCCTGCAGATCCTGTTTGAACAGTGGATCTCCATTTGCATTTTTCAGTCCCCTGAGTTTCGCCCGCATGGAAATATCTGCCATGTGACCGTTTACGAAGTATCCGCAGTCTTCGACATGAGCGATCACACCATCTTCTGCCATGATCTTGTCATACAGGCTATCAGATGATCCTAATGTTACGACTGCATTCGCTTTGGTTGCAGTTGTAACTACGTCTTCTCTCCATGTGTTCGGTTTATTTTCACCGAACAGCACTGCGCTGTCGATAACCTTCCCAAATGCTTCTGTAACTCTCGGTTTTACTTCTCCCCAGATGTCATACTCAGAATCATCCAGAACTGCTTCCGGAATCGGAACAATAACCGCAATTTCTTCGGCGGTGATAAACTTCTTATCCCATGCCTGCTTTGTAGTTTTCTTCTGCCCGTTATCGCCATTTACGAAATAAGCGATCGGCAGCATATCCAGTACCGGCATTTTGTACTGCTTGCTTGTCATGTTCGCCAGCTTGCGACCCCTTGACAGGACTGCTGACTGTGCGATCGTTCCCTGGATGATCTCATTGGATTCCTGAATTGGAATCAGAGACTCTGCTCCGGTACGGTCAATGATGTTTGCATCTATGTCAAACAATCTTAAATTCATTCTTCTATTCTGCATTTACTCTACCTCCATTATCTTCTCGCGGCAGCTCTGATCCGGTCATTGATGGAAACGTTCATGTTTCCGCCAGAACCATTTGAAGCGTTACCTGTTGAAGAATCTGCAATCCGGTAAGAACCTCCACCGGCAAATCTCGGATTCTCTTTCAGGAACTTTTCTGCTGCCTTTTCAAATGTCGTTTTATCATCTACCATTTTGGAAACCTTGTAAGTCACATAGTCCAGATCATCAGCCTTGACACCTTTTCCGGATAAGAACTTCTCGTTCTTCATCTGCTGGACTTCATTTCTGGAATTTTCCAGATCCTGCTGCAGCTGTGTCACATTCGGCTGACTTGCAGCTCGATCTGTTTTAAATTTAGCGATTGCCTGTGTGACCTCATCTTCTGTCATACCCTGACTTCTGAAAAAGTTCGCAAGCGCGGCTCTCTCAGATTTCTCAGCACGTGAACTTGCAATTTCTTCCAACTGTTCATAAGTATATGTTCCGGTACCATGTGCTCCGGATGCGCCCCCAGCGGATCCCTGACCGCCGTTTCCAGTCCCGGCATTTCCACCCTGTCCACCAGAGCCAGCTCCTGTGCCGTCATCAAAAAGCTGTAACATCATTCTCTTTTTATACATCGTACTTACCTCCGTTTTGCCTCGACAGGCTCCCGAGCTTTTTACGCCTTCACGTTTTGGGCATAATAAAAACACCCTTTCGGATGTTTATTTCTGAAATTCTATACAGTTGTATTCCCGGTTGATATCTGTAAGCCCCAGGAACCATGAATCCACCAGAAGTTTCCCACCATCTGACAGATCTTCCCATTCGATCACAGTCATTCCGCTGGCTGTTTCTGCCCTGATTCTGTCACCAGTCAGATCTTTCAGGGAATTGATCAGGTTGCAGGTCAGTGCTGATACTGCCGCGCATACCCGGTCAATCCCATCCGGACTCTTCCTGCCGGCATGACCATTCATACAGATGCTGTGATCTGTTATTTTTATTGTTATCATAAATTCTTTACTCCTTTGACTCTATGATGGTTACTGTTCCTTCAAAGACTCCAAAATTTGACTGCTGTTGGAATGTATGGGTTTCAGCAATATCCTCATTAGTCATTGGTCTTGTAAGGTACCATAAAGAATCATCTTTCCAGGTAATTTCTTCCAGTTTCTGATTTGGCTCAAGCTTTATCGTTGTCTTCCCACCATAACTTTTCGTGGCGGTCTGGCATCCAGTTAAACCTGCTATCAATATGCTGATAGCCGTTAATACAGCTACTGCTTTATTTTTCATTGCTGTTTCTCCTTAAAATGAGTACAAAAATACCACCGGTCATTTCGACTGGTGGCAGCTAGCTTATCTGGTTTTTAATGACTGCTTCTATCTCTTCTTTTTTCCAACCCTTCTCTTGCAAAATAGATACGATTTCTTCTGGCTCACATAAAATTTCTTTCAGGCAATTTATTGCATCAAGTAAATGTGTATTTCTGATTGCAATTTTTATCTGTTCTTCTGAATACCCCTGCTTTTTCATAAAGCTATACAGATCATTATCCTCTATTTCCTGAAGTTTTTTTTCTATATTCGCTGTATCCGCCTCAAACATTGTCATCGCAATCCCTCCATAATTTCCTTCAAGACCTCTCCAAAGATTTTAGCTGCTTCTCTTGGTCTTTCACTCATCAGATATTCCGCAAAGCATTCTGCAAAAAACTCTTTTTCATTCTTATTTGCATACCCTGATACATGTTTAGTAATAAATTCCTTTTTAGAAAACTCTAATGCTTCAGCGAGTTCGCTCCCTTTATATCCCATCCGAGTCCATTCTGCACGCTCTGCGCGGATATAATCAAAATATCCTAATTGCTGTAACACTTCGCGCTTTACAGCTACACTTGTTCGGATCGTTCCGTATATACTTACATTTCCGCCCCAAACTCCCTTTCGCGTAAGGTATCCATCTAATTGATGCCCCATTTCATGAATAATAATAGCATCCGCATCAGTCCCCGCTGGATGAAATTGCACTCTCACATCTCGGTTGTACCGCCTTTTTAAATCCTCATAATCACTGAATTTACTACTAATTTTTAAAACGCCACGCATGGACTCACTCATTGCATAACCTTTTATATTTGGATCATACAATACTTTTTTTGTATATCCCCTTAATTCTGGAAATTGATCAAGCACTTTCTTAACACCATTATATACAGATTTTCTTGATTTTTCATCCATTTTTCCAAAATCAACGGCTTTTTTACTCACTCCTAAAATATTTGCAATTTTACCTCTCTCAAATAAATAGTCTGTGTTCATTATTTTCTGTGCCGTTTTCAGTGCATCTTTACTTGGCGCAATTCTTCCACGTCCATCAATGTAAATTCTCTCTCTTTCCTCTTTCAGTCCCATTTTACGAGAGAATGCCGCATATTCACCCAGCTGTCCCTGATATTTGGCTTTTTGGAGCATAATCTCCTGCTGATCAGCACCGCCATCCTGAAGCATCTGTACCTTTTCTCGCTGCGCTCTCATTGCTGTTTCCATCTGTCGCTGTCTCTGCTTTGCCTCATACAGGGTGTATTCCTTACCCCGGAACTCTTTTGGCTTGCTTTCCTTCCGGTTCTGAGCTTCCAGCCATTCATCTGACCAGTTACGCTGTGAAATGCCAGGAAAGAATGGGTAATAAGTATGATAACAATTGGCTCCCAGAAGTCCTGTCACTGTACCAAGTCCACAGACTGAATACAATTGTTCTTTTGTCCACACCTGACCTTGCCATACCGCATGAGTCGGACGAGCTCCGGCATGCCACTCAACCTCAAAATACTCTGTTCCAAGCTTCTTGGCATTGTAGTCCGCTATTTCTCCGGTAAGATTTGCCACACCAGTCATCACAGCTCTTCTTGCAGCCACTTCTACCCGGCTTGCATATCCGGATCCATACTCAATCTTCCGAAGTCCACTGTTTGTCAGCTGCGTGACCACTCGGCGTAATACGCTGCCATAGTCAAATGCTCCGGTCACAACGTCAAAGCAGGCATTGTCCAGATAATTTGTATAAACTTGCGACAGCGGTGTCAGAACCTTTCTACCGTTATAATCCAGATAAAAACCAAGCGACTTTGTTACATTTTCCAGATCTTCCAGACTCTGCTGAATGATCGCATCTGTAATCTGCTGCAACTGCCTGTTCTCCTCATACGGGATAAACTCTGCATTGATCTGTTCGTAAATGTCCTTATTCCGGACGTATTCCCAATCAATCACTTTATCGTACAGCTCGAACATTTCCGGATAAGACGCATCCAGCACCTTCTTGATCTCTCTTTCGATATCCTCGGAAGAATATCCAAGAATTCTTAACCGATTGATCTGCCAGTCAGCTGTACTTGTGATCTCACCAGTCTTTTTAATCCGCCGAGCAATGTCCTGCAAAATCCGTTCTTCCAGACTTATGTACCGCGCTGCAATCTTGCTGGCAATCTTTTCTTTGTAATCATCCCGCATCCTACTCCATCACCTGATTCTGCTCTGGCAGATTCTTTTTTGCCTGTTCCACTGTTTCACCGTACCATTTTGCACGGTACTCTTCATGCCGCATAACCCCCATGCTCACATCCTGACGGTCCTGCTGACGCTCTGCGCCCTTGTCCTCAATAATGGAATCGTCAAAATCAATCACAATGTCTGTATTCTGATCCAGCGTATTACCGGTTACAATGCCAAGCCGGATAATGATTCTGATCAGCCTCTTCAGGACATCTTCCAGAATTGTCTCATGCTTCTTTAACATTCGGTACATATCTGAGTTCTCCGAAATGATCTCAGTTGCTGTCTTCGCTCCTGCTCCGTCAAACCGGTATCTTTCCGTACCGAATCCGCATTTCAGAGACAGATAATTCAGATCATCATTGATTGCCTTGCTGTGCTGTTCTACTCGGAGGCTCATGTCCACTTCCTTGATCAGACCGGTCTGGCTCTTATCGTAATCTTCCGGAAGTGAATAGAACACACTGTCATCCGGATCAAAGGTTGGAGATCCGTCTTCGTTCGTCAGCATTTCCGGAGCGACAAAGATTCTTTTTCTTCCAAGATCAAACTCATTGCAGTAAGAATCAAACTCCATGTCCAGCTTTTTAAGCGTATCGATGGCATTTGCAAAAATCGCAATTCCCATTGGATTGCATTCATCCGCATTGTTCGTGATATTCAGCCTGTCAATGACAAACTGTGGTTCTGTAGATCCTGTCTCTGTTCTGGCTGCCAGATTTGCAAATGGCTTAAGCTGTTTCCATTCCTGTTCTGTCAGCTCACGTCCTTCCGCACTTCCTTTCGTGCATTCCAGGACATTATTTTCGATCACATACACCCCATCTGGCTCAATCCGATGGAACTGAATCTGCACGTATTTCTTCTGGCGAACAGTATGGACAAACGTAAAAACGCATTCTGTGACGTTCCCGTTATTCCAACTGACCGGATAGATGTTCTTGGCATCCACATAGTTGATTCCAATCTCACCTGCAGATATCGTTCCATCTTCCTGTACAACCGCATTGTACAGATAAGGGATATATGCCACGGTCCCGGAATACGCTTTCCGTTCCTGGTAATCATTTCCCATAACCAGAAAATGATTGTTATCCAGAACCTTCCGCACAAATTCCTGTGTCGTTTCGTCTTCCAGTGTGATCATAACTCTCTCATTCAGCAGCAGATCAGCAATGTCTTCCGACAGCTTCTTTGCCATTCCCATGCTTTTCCTGCGACATCGTTTACTTGTCCCGCGTCCGGTATACACCTTGTAGAACGTAAACTGCCGGACATTGGAATTATACCAGCTGATCCACTCATCGATCTTCCGGTAGAACGAAGCATCCACCGTATCAATCCCCTTTTTCCTAAAATAATTAAAGATATTCATCCTCTTCTCTCACCTCCCTGCTGCTGATATCGCATATGTCTATTTCTTCTGGCGTTTCATCTTTAGGTAGCCAATGTTTGATCTTACTCCATGCGCCCATAACCACATAGCGTATGGCATCCATGCAGTGATCCGCTTCCTTTACCGGCACTTCCTTCCCCTTTTCGATGGATTTCTTATCATACTCGTAGGTTCCAAACTCCTGCACTGCATATTCCTGCTTCGGAGAAATCGACATGATATCAAATACCAGTGCTTTCTGTACCCGGCTGATTCCAAGAGCCACATCGTTTTCCGCATCTCGCAGAAGCACCTGATAATCCAGTCCGGTTCTGGTGGCTCTTTTCACCTCTTCCGCCAGACCTTTTGCAGATGGATCCAGAAAAATATAAAAGATCCGGTTTTCATACTGTTCATGCAGTTCATCCATGAACTCAACCAGATCTCTTGCATATTCAGACGGGCTCTTCTGTCTTCCAGATTCCCGTCCACTGTGATAATATTCTCCAAGCCCCGGAAATTTCTTCCGGTAAGTGTCCAGACCAAACGCTTCAAAGGTTGTCGCATTCTGCTGACCATAGTCGCCACCAATGTAAATCCGGTCATATCTCCTGTCCGGATCCGGCTTCTGTCTGTGCCGATCGGAAAACATATAATAGATCAGTTCATCCACGCCAATCGCTTCACCGAGCCATACCCACCGGTACATCTTCGGATCTGCTTTCTTCATCATCTCAGCGGATGCAATCAGGTCAGGACCTAACCAGTCCACTGGCACATCCCGGTAATCCGTGTGAATATGGATGCAGTCTTCACGCTTTTCCATTTTCTTGCACCACAGGTTGATCGGAGCGTTCGGGTTCTTTGGTGGGTTGTACAGATAGATCATCTGGAATCCACCCTTATTTCCACGGACGAACGTTGCTTCAATGTTGGTCAGCTCATCTTCGCCCTCGCCATCATCAAAAAACTCTGTCAGTTCATCCAGGACAACCAGCTTGATCGGTTTATCCTCGTCAATGATACCCTTTGTATCGTCAATACCGTCTGATCCGGCAAAGTACATTGTTGTCCCGTACTTCTTGTAAATGATCTCCATCGGGGATTTCGTAATCCGGAACTTGTTTTTCGGTATCTGCAAACGGCTGATCCCCCGCAGCATTTCCTTGTATACCGTCTTCCTGAGCTTGTTATGGTGCTTACGCAGCACTACAACAGAACCATTGGCATCCGATACAAGCTGGTAATCTGACCGAATGGAAGCATAACTGGACTTTGTTCCTGCTCTCCCAGAAGTCAGAATAATGTGCTTGATACTCCGGTTGTTAAATATCTGCAGATACTTCGGAATTATGATCTCCGATATCCGGACCTGTTTCTTCTGGTGCGTCATTGATAATCTCTACTCCTTCATCCTCATGTTCGCTATGACCTGAGCTTCTGCGGATTTTCTCAGTATCCGCTGCCATTCGCTCTGTTCGGCGTTTCTGCTCTGCATCGTCTGCAGCAGTCTGTGCATTCTGTCCGGCATACTGTGCCACAAAATACGCAGCCTTTGTATTTCCTGCCATTGCTTCCTTGATCTGCGCCATAAGCAAAGCCGATTCCAGCGTACACTCAACACCAAGTGACTCTAAAACCGGCTTCCATTCTTCATTATCTATTTCGGCAGTAAGCAGCAGGTTTAAGGTCTTCCGGAAGTCTGCCTTCCTGCGTCTTGCCTTGCCACTTGCCTGACCCGCTTTTTTTGCCAATTCCCGGCGCTCTTCCGGGGTTCTTTTACTGTTTGCACCTCTTATGTTTTCATATCCTGCCACTTCACCACCTTCAATTCTGGTTTTTTTATGCATTAGAAAAGCACCCCGAAGGGTGCATTTCATTTTTCTTTCTCTATTAAAGCCGACTTATAACGATATAATCTAATCTGTAAACAAATCAATATTCCCGTAATTCCTATTAATCCAGCAACTCTAACTAAATATACAAAAGCACGGACATATATATTATTGTCAGATACTGCGCATGAAAATAAGAAAAAAATCAAAGGAATATAGATTCCTAAAAAGACATTGCAAAATCCCTCGCATTGATTTATTTTTTTCTTAATCTCTTTCGGATTTTCTGAAATATTTTCTGTTCGTTTAAGTAACTTTTGACACGAAAATAGCGATAAAGCTGCAATTATCGCGCAAACGATACGCCACACAGGAATCCAGATAGCATTTGAAAGTATATATTTAAAAACTTCTTCCATATTATCTCCTTTCATTGGAACGAAAACATATTTTTTATAATACCATCCAAGCTAATATTTTGCAACGAAAAAGACGACCTGTCACCAGATCGCCTATTCCAACACTGAGGGGAATCCTTTATGAAAAAGATCGTATCGAAAACCATCTCTGTTTTTTCGATGTTATCATATTACTACTTTTTATCGGGACATTGGGGGACATTTTCAAAATATCTTTGAATTTTTTTCTTGATATTCTCGTCCGTATACCGGATCCGGCGCTTCGGGAACATTTTGTTCATCTGATCTGCAACCTTTGGATACGACAAATCATCCAGAAAATACAAACGGAAGATAATCCGCAGTTCGCTCTTCTCGATGGATTCTATGTATTCCTCCACCTGGATTGTCATTTCCAGAAGTTCTTCTTCCAGTTCCTCAAGCCTTCTGTTCCGCTTGTTCAGCAGCTGCTCTTTTCTGGAAATCACGCCAACCGGTCTGCCAGTGATCTTTACCGTGCCAAGTGGCTTTTTCCCCTTCTTACCGCATGATACCGAATCCACGACAATTTGTTCATGCAGTTTATCCAATTCTTTCTGGATTTTCTCAATTCTCCGGCGCAGATCCTTTATCTCTTCTTTCATATCTGCGTACTCAATCAAAATGCCCTTGTCCACCGGTATCCACCTCCGCTGTAATGTCATACTTCCGTGCCAGATATTCCGCAACACTCACACTCTGGTAAGCTGGTCTTCGGAATCTCTCCAACGCCTTTGCATCATGCCGGCTTTCCAGTTCCTCATAATGCTGCTGCCTGTCCATCCGTTGCTCTTTTCTGCTTCGTTTCTCCTGCAAATTATCACCTTCTATCCTTGTCATTCCAATAATGCCGGGATAAGAAACGCCCATAAGCACCACGCTGATCCCGTCCATTTCATTGCTATCAGAATGGTTGTAGCTGTTATCATCCATATACAAATCTTTTTTACCGCATACATTGTGTATTTATCCTCTTCCATTTATCCCTTATACCTTTCCGGAAGTGGCATCCACGCCACAACCTTATACGGTTCTCCCTGTTCATCGAACCAGACACCTGTCTGAGAATAATACAGCGTTGTTGCCTTATCAGCTCCCTCGATCGTAACCAGAAACTCCGCTGCATACGCACTTCTGACATATGATTCTATGAACTCCCGCTGATCCGGAAGACGTTCTATTGTTGGAATCCATTTCATTTCCTTCCGCTGTTTAGTTTCGTGTGGAACCACTTCAAAATATTGTTTTTTCCAATCAAGAACATAATCCAAACAATAAGAACCGTAACCGATGTGGCAAAAATCATCACCAACTACTCTATATCTAAGTTCGTAATAAGGTTTACCGCCAATCTCTTCAACTATTACATTGATACTCTCGACTTTTATTTTTTCTTGTGTAGCACTCGGTACTGATTCTAATGTTTTTTCATTATCCATCTCTTGCACCTCTTTCATTTTATGCTCCTTTTCTGTATTTGCTCCGTATATTCTGTAACCCTAATCTTCTCTCCACAAATCGGGCATTCTACAAAGTTCCCAAGCTCATTCATTCCAACCTGGATGTTTGTAACATCTTCTTTCTCGCAAGTAATTCCGATTCCACATGCATCACATTTCCCCTGGTATTTAATCTTACTGATAATCCGTATCATTTTGCACCTCACATCACCTGTATTAAGAGTTCCTTCATGAGTCGTCCTCTTACACTTTTCACGATCTCCAAGTTGCATCTGGTACAGTCTTCCATCCCGTTTTCTTCCAGATACGTCTGGAGATCTTCCAATGCGGTGATTGTATTTTCAACCTCCATCTTTGTTAGATTTATAAACATCTTCTTACTCTCCTTTTAACGTCCCCAGCACATTCACACCGACTTCTTTCTCCAGCTCCTCATTCATCAGCTGAAAATATTCTTCGTCCTTCTGCGCAAAATGCATCTGGTGTAAAACAAATTCCAGATATTTCAAAACTCCCTTTCTCTTGCAATGATAGTTCCGGTACAGGTAATCTACACTGATCAACAGGAAGCAGTTCATTGCCTCTGCTGTGTGTTTATCCAATTCCTTCTGGCGTTCCTTTTGAAACTCCGGACTATCCATGATCTCTTTTACCTGCTTTCGGAGCTTATGTTTCTTTAGCTGCTTATCTGCCCAACTCATTTTTCTTCCCCTTTTCATTTATTTCATGAATACTATCCATCTCGTTTTTCCTCTCTGATCACCAAGCAACGGCTTCTTTCCAAACTCTTTCAGCACATCATTTAGTTTTATCTGTTCCTCATTCCACTTGAATATTAGGATTCCATCTGGTTCCAATACCCTCATGCATTCATCAAATCCGGCTTTCAGATAAGTTTTCCAGTCTTTCGGAAGAACTCCGTATTTCTTTGCAAGCCACGATTCACTACCGGCTTGTTTTAAATGTGGAGGATCAAAAACTATGACCTTAAATACATTATCCTCAAACGGCATATTCCTGAAATCCATCTTTATATCTGGCTTTATCAGAAGCTTCCTGCCATCGCATAATGTCGTTTCGACTTCTCTGTTATCTGCAAATATCGTATCTGGATTTTCTTTGTCAAACCAGAACATACGACTTCCGCAACAAACATCCAAAATTTTCTTCATTTTTCCACCTCATCTCCGCTAAAAAAAGCGTAAAAAAATACCAACCACCGAATATTGATGGTTGGTAGATGAATATTTCTAATCTTCTTCTGGTTTAATGTTACAGGTACTAAATGTGTATACATGGATTTCCACATTATTACTCTCTATTTTAGTTCCATTATATGAAACAGAATGTTTCAAATTATGAAAAGCCACATTATTAAGAGTAACCTTTTGAGCTATTACATTAGTACCATCTACATCTTCGATTACAATAATCTCTAAATTATACCTGTAATCTTCTTTTATCTTTTCCAGGTCGCCCTTATCGCACAGAATAGCATCTATATTTAAAATATGATTTTCTTTACTCGGACCAAATTGCTTAATTTCAACTATCTGATTCATCGCTGTTTGATTCAACTGCATGTTTATTTCCAAATCAAACTTTTCCTCTCCTGGCATCTCAGATATTCTGCATTTTGCTCTTTTGCTTTCGTCAAGTTTTATAACCATTGGCATTTCATATCTCCTCCCGTACATTTGATACAGAAATTATACCATTCCAACCACCACTATTCAATTGTCAACGTACTGTTCCGATCATTTTCGACTATCTTCGATATTCAAATTTACCTCTTATGTAGTCTGCAAATGCCTCTTTTAGATTCTTTTCTATCAGCATGATCATTCCTCCTACTTCCCACGTTTAATAATCTTCCGTTTCTTCCTGCTTCCAACTCGCAAAAGTTTATTCTGTTTCCCATTCTTCTTTTTCATCACTGCATCAACTTCCTTGTAAGATCTGTCATGTCCTCATACTCACGCTCTTCAAAGTTCTTAAACTTCCCCTGTTTCTCTGGCTGCTTCTTTGTTTTCAGCTTTCTCTTCTGAACTGGATACAGGTTCTTCCATCCACCAGCTGCAGCCTTATTCAGGATTGCTTTCTGTTCAGCCAGATCAGAGGACAGCGATAATAGATCTTCCCTCAAAGCATTTACCTGTTCTTCAGAGATCTCTCCCCAGTTCTGCGATCGGACAAGGAGATAGAACTGAAAAGCTGATTCAAGGGAAGAATCGCTGAAAGCGCCCTTATATATATCCTTTTTATTTACTTTACTTTTCTTTGTGCACTTATTCTCGGAATCTTCGGGGTTTTTCCCGGAATAACCACATGCATTTCCGGGATTTTCCTGAAAAAGGGTGCATTTAATAAAAGGTTCCGTGGCTTTCTTTTCTAAAAGCCAGTACCTTCCTACTTCTATCGGATTCTTCCTTGCTCTTTCCTTTACGGCAAGCTGAAACCGCTTCTGTATCCCGGCAGAGGTCAAGACCTTGTCCGAACTAAAGAGTTTGCTATCAAACAGTGACTTCTTTAGCAGGAAGTTCAGGACCTGCTTCACCTTATCTACACTCACCCCTAATTCCGAGGCTATGATATATTCCAAATCATCATCAACCTGTATGTAATATCCATTTTTGTAGATCTCACACAGTAAATAAACATAAATCATGATACCGTCAGCTCTGTACCTTGCCTTCAGTATCTTAATCCGGCTGTCATTATCAAAGAAATCCGTATCCAAAGGAAAGTATGAAAGACCACTCTTTTTCGGTCTTGCCAACGCTACCACCTTCCTTTTTATCCGGTATACTCCTCAACTGTCACATCCAGCCCTTCTACTGCCGAATAACATTTCTTTGCCTGAACCAGCGCGATCTGCGTATCATCATGATAAGCAACCCCGTTCAGTGCATCCGCCACCACTTTTACAATATTGTCCATATCCGGTTTCTTCAGCGGCAGCTCTCTTCCCTCTAGCATATCAAGCTTCCGTTTCTTCGATACGCTCTTTGGTGGAAGATACCTTGCAATAATCCGGAGCGTTACAGGCCTTTCTCTTTCCAGGAACGCTCCCTTTGCCATCTGCAGATACCGATCTTTGATGAAGTTCTCATACAGGACCGTGTTCTCCGGCGTGGTGGAACAGTGCTTCTTTGTCGATGCATTATAATACGTCCGTGCCCTGGCTTTCCCCTGCGGCTTGCCCGGAACCGTAAACATTACTGATGCCATTTCCTTTTGCCCTTTCTGCCGGCACTTACACAGCAGATACTGCATAATGCCGGCTTGCTCTCTTATTACCAAGTTACGTGTGATATATTATTTTTAAGGAGATGTCATTATCTATGCGATAATCGTAATGTTGTACTTTTCAAGTTCCTCTGCCAGTTCATATGCCAGATACTCTTTTATCTTCTTCATGGTTGCATTCTTCCATAAACCACCGTCTGCTTCTACAAGCTTGAAGGATGGTCCACGGTCACTGTCCTGGATCCGGAATACATAACTGCTCTGCGGCTGCTCAATTTCTGCAAATGTACGATATGGTCTTAGTTTTACCGGATTCGGTACGATCACATCCGTCTTATTTGCAATCCCGCTCTTGATCGTGGTTTTCTGGCTAACACCATCATCATCGTAGTTCGCTGTTGTTCCTGACTGGATGTTTCCGGCAACCTGCTTCAGTACAGTCAGATCATCGGACTCAATGAAGTTTGCCTGCAGCTCGATCAGGAAACGTTCCTGGTCATAATAACGGTCAAACTGGAATTCATTTACAATGGCATCTGCCCTCATAAGCTCCTCCCTGTTGCGTTCGTCCACCAGTCCGGAATACAATCTTACTTCTGTCGGACTGATTACATGCAGAATCATGGTCTCCCGGAGTTCTTCCGGTTTCCCCTTGATATAGTCCACAATGGATGTCAGGGTGTTGACACTCAGGGAATCTGCCTTCGGGAAATAATGATATCTTGTCAGATTTTTATTACAGTATGTATTACCGTTGATTTCAAGCACCTTCGGCTCCATGCTGCCTTCTTTCAGATTTGTGATAAATTCAATTGCTTCTTTTAATCCTTCCATCGTTTTACTCCTCCTATGCCTGTTTTGCTGTTCTTAAATCAATTACTTTGCCTGCGTGTTCCGGAACTGAATCCGCCACAACTTCTCCAGTAGCTTTATCAATTACTTTTCCATCTACCACTGTAGTTCCTACTTCTGGTACAACTCCCGGAACGTCCTGCACAGACATCTGTCCTGAAATCTGGTTGCCAATCTCGACTGCTTCTACTTCTCCAGTACGGAGATCTTTTCCCATGCTCAACGCGGTAACTGCTCCGAGTGCCGGTGCAAGGGTTGTCTTCGTCTGGACACCGGTTGCAATGAAGTTTCTTTCCTGATTCGGTTTAAATGCGATCGTTACCGTAATCTTTCTCGCTGTGCCGGCATCCGTGTTCGGATCCTGGATGTTCTTTGTAACCTCTTCGATCGCCCGGTTTACCTGTGCGGTAAATGCTCCGTTTGCAAATGTTTCTAAATTGATATGCTGCATAATTCTTCTTCCCCTTTCTTAAATCTATCCAAAAAATGATGCCTCAATACCCTTCGGATCCGGCTGCTGTGTTCCTGGCTCTGCCGGCTGGTCTTCCTGGACCTCATTCAGCTCCTGATCGGCTACCACTCCATCATCTTCCGCTTTCACTGCATCTACATATTCCGTCTTTCCGTCCTCATGGATCACTGCCATGTCCTTGTCAATAGCATTCTGGAGATCAATACTCATGATTCCCCATTTGCTGATCAGCTGCCGGAGCATGGTTTTCAGTGCCATTCCGTCAAAATCCTTAAACCAGAATGAAGAATACTTCCACATATCCTTTTCCGGGATCTTGCCCTGTTCCAGTAATTCCAGAGATTTTGCTCCACCGTTTTTGTAAAACGCAAAAGAATACTTCTCAGCGTGTGCAAGCATTTTCTTCTTTGACCAGTACAAGGTCTTCCGGAAACCATTCTCATACTCGAACATTGCAAAGTATCCCATGGTTGGAGCTTCCTCCCGGAGGATATCATCATCAATCAGATTGACCTCAACTTCCTCATCCAGAGGATCATACCGGACAAGCTCTCCTTCCTTGATTGCAAGCACATTGAGCTTTTTGTAGTAACCGGAACGGATTGCCAGCTGAATATATCCTTTATAGCCAAGCTGGAACTGTGCTTCCTTGCAGCCTTTCTTCTTATTATCGAATGGGACCATATAAAACTGTCCGAGCTGCGGGGACGGTGAAAGATTCAGCGCCTCTCCAAGTAATGCAGCATTTACAATACTAGGGCTTGTACACTCCTGTAATGCCGGTGTGCTCTGCACCGCACTTACGATACTGGAAATAAATCTTGTCCCGTTCTTTCCGCCAACCACCTGATTGATCTGCTTCTTTACCGCATCGTTCTGCAGGTAAACCGACAACTTCATTGACTGATCCTGTCTTGCCAGACTGTTCTGTACTGCCATGTCTTATTCCACCTTTCCGAATCGAATCTGATTCTTTAACATATATTCACGGAGTGCCATGAGCTGTTCACTGGTTCCCCATACACGGAAGTCAAGCTGGAATACTGGTTCTTCCTCTTCCGGAATTGAAGCTGTTTCCTCTGCCGGAGCTTCCGGTACAGATCCGGATGCTGCTTCCTTCTCTGCTGCAGGTTCTTCTTTCTGTTCAGCTGCAGTCTGCTGCTTCGCTGCCTCTTCCGCTTCCCTTGCTTTCCGCTCTGCCTCCATGCGTTCTGCTTCCAGCTTTCTCTTCTGGATATCGTCAAGCCTCTGTCCTTCCTGGATTGCCTGGTTCATATCCAGTGTCTTCCGGTAAACTTCCATTGCTTCAAACTTAAACTCCGGAAGCTTGCTGATCGTTACCACATCTGTACCGATCTGGTACATCCGGCTCTTCATCTGCTCTTCAATCTTTGGCAGCGTAACCGTTGCATTCAGCCACTTTTCATCCCAGATCATGTCCAGCTTCACAAAACTCTGGAAACCGATGGACGTAAACAGCTCCTCAATCTCTTCCCGTTTTACTGTCTTGCGACGTTCATCAATCTCTCTAATCTGGGAGTCAATCAGTCCGATTGGTTCATCGATCAGAGCTGTGATTTCCTTGACCTGCTGTTCAAACTTGGTATACGGCTCCATACAGATCTTCTTGACGCGCTTCCGTTCATCCTCGAAAGCTTTTTTCAGCTTATTCAGATCCGCCCGGTCTGCCTTCATATCCTTCAGAGAATCCTCTGTGTAGGCGATCGTCTTATAGTCCTTTACCTTCTCGGCAATCGCAGCCTTTAATTCCTCGTTGTTCCACAGGATCTGCTCTGTAAGCCAATTTTCCTGTGGATTTGTAATCCGTAATTCCATACGCTCCTCCTTCTTTTTTAGATCTCCGGAAGTATCAGTGGTGGTTTTCTTCCACTTTCCACATACTTCCAAAATTTGATTTCTTCTTCCTGCAGATAATCCAGATCAGCCTGAACTTCTGTTCTTTCAATAAAATAATGCTTTACCTGTGTCCGGACATCTGTTCCCCAGTTGCTCCGCAAATGCGCCCGGAGGACAACAAACTCATATCCGGTTACCAGCAGATAATGCAGCACCTGGATATAATAGTTATCCGGGATCCGGTCCTTCCATTTCTCATACTGCATAGACTGCAGAATGTTGGTGGTCTTAATTTCCAGAATCCCTTTCCGACCATCCTGATCAACCAGCTCCCCATCCAGAGAAGCCTGCATGAACGGATAATCCAGGCTCTGCAAGATCCGGTATTCATGATGCATGACCTGATACTGTGGATAATCCAGGCGGAACAGCTCTCTGATATACTGCTCCGCCTCTTTCCCATAGATTACGTAAGGCTTCTCTGAAATATCTGGTGCAATCCTTCTCCCGGTCTTTTCTTCAAACAGCTCAATGTTTGTCTTGTACGGGTTCTTTCCCACTACGGCACTTGCATCACTTCCGCCGATTCCGTTTAACCGCCCCTTCAGCCAGGCTTTTTCATCTTCAAAATCATAGATTTTATAAGGTTCCATCTTTTCCTCACGCTTTTCATATAATGATATATGTATGTTCTGTTCCGTCTACATGCTGTTCTGCCACTTCTACCGCTTCCTCGTAATAGCCGAATAAGCCGTAGATCCACCCATCAGAGCACCGAATAATCAATGGTTTCTTTTCCATTATCACGCCCCCTTTAGGTACACATCTTCCTCTAAAGTGGCAGATTTTTCAGAAGCATCATCACTTTACCCATTGCTGTCATCGCTTCCTGTGTGATTTCTTCATCTGTTGCAAAGCCAAGCCTTACCGCCTGTTTAACGAGTTCTTTGGTTTCAGCCTCGCTATAGTCTCTTTTCTCAACCATTGTTGTTCTAATGCTTCGGATAATGCATGCCAAATCCGTCATTATATCCGGAACTCCATTCACTGCCTTGATTTCACGCATCCCTTTTTCAACTTTGATCATTGACTTTCTCCTCCGACTTTCCTATAATTTAATTGGTATTTTTGTTATGTGCGCCACTGGAAGCTGCAACTTCCGGGCGCATTTTTATTGTCTTTACGCCTATCCTATCCAGATGATTTGCCAAATCCGACAAGTATGCGATCGCATTGTTCTTGTAATACTCGGATGTACCATCAACCCGATCCAGTGATCGAAGCTTATTGATCATCTTATCAAGCTCGGCTGTCCGAATGCTCTTACGCTGCTTCTCTTCTGGCATGCTCCTTCGCCTCCCTTATTTTCCTTTTCCGGTACTGCCATTCCCGTATCCGGAAATATTCCAGTGCAAATGCTCCGGTAGTAAGTGTTGTGATTCCAAGTGCTGCATATAAATAAAACAGCTCCTGACTTTTCACCGAACACGCACCAGCCATCATCAAGATTCCGATAATACTTGCCGTTACGCTGAGTGTCTTTGCAATCTTGTAAAACATCTCTTATCCCTCCTTTGCTTGTCCAACTGGTACCGCTTACGCGGTTTTCTCAATGGTATATGTAATTTTCACTTTTTCCTGTTCTTCCAATAAAGAAATCATCACCTGTATGATTTTTTCGATATCGGGTTTCATGCTTACCACCTACTTTCTATTGAAGTTTATGCGGTGCTGGTTGTACTTGTTGATTTGTCCTGTTATTGTCTGGTATAATTTTCCAAAAAAGCAACGAAAGGACAAAGCAATATGAAGTATCTTATAAACACAACTTATTTAAGTGACTCTCAAAAACGTAATGAAAATGTCGAATTATCTTCTTCCTGCCCTTGCTGCGGTGTTTCTCTTTTTCCAGATCTTCTTTATGCAGTATGTGTTGATCACGATGATATGGAAGAAGACATTGTTTATACTTTCAATCACTGTCAAAATTGTGATGAATGTTTTATTTCCAAACACCCATTCGATGAAGAAAACGGAGATGGTTTTATTTACGCATCAAGTTCTCCCGTCAAATCCTGTGAACAGAATTTTTCTGAAGCGATTACTTCGCTTTCCCCAAATTTTGTATCTATTTATAAACAAGCTGCCCTCGCTGAGTCACTGGGATTAGATCAAATTTGTGGTATTGGTTATCGCAAAGCCATTGAGTTTTTAGTTAAAGACTATACCATTCATAAATCTCCAAATTCTAAGGACGCTATCCTCAAAGCGACTCTTGGCTCATGTATTTCCAATTACATCAAAGATGATCGTCTTACCACACTCGCCCGTGCTGCAACCTGGCTCGGCAACGATGAAACCCATTATGTACGACAGCATCCTGATTACACGCTTAAGGAATTAAAAGCCTTTGCCGATGCCTTTATTACATTTATAGATGCTGATTTGGCATATGAAGCTGCTTTAAAATTAGTTACTCCTTAGAATTTTTCTTCCCAGCTATTTCGCCCATCAATATCTGCTCTGAAATCAGTTCTCCTTCTAAAGTCCAGTATCTTCTCACGCTGCGTACTGGACTTTCTTCTGTCCCTTTTCCTTCTGCAGTGTCTGTTCTGATTACTTTTACAATTTCTGCCTTCATATTTTTTGCTTTCATCTTCTCACCTCTCTTTGCTTGGAATAACACAATCATTTATTCTGCCATTCCACTAACACCACAATATTTTTGTCTCGTCCTGTCTTTACATTTCCGGTTCAATTGGAAGATCTTCCTCTGTTCTCTTTGGAAATCTTGCCTGAAAGTCTTCTTTGCTTACCGGAACACCAACCAATTTGATGAAAATTCTTTCTCTGGAACTGTTATATCTCACTCCACATTCTTTAAACTTTTTATCAAACTTCAAAAACGCCATTCGTTTACTTGATGCCCTGATATACAACTTAAACCGGTCTTCAGACTCCAACCAAACTTGGTACAAACATTCTTTTCCTCCGCAATCAAGCTCTGCATCAATCAAATAATCAGCTGATACATTCAATGCCTTTGCTAGTTCTTCTACAGCATCCAAATCAATTCTGATTTTCACATTTTCCATATTTGATATACGGTATTCTTTAATTCCTGTTTTCACCGCAAGATCTTTCTGCGTAAAGCCATTCTCTTCTCTTAATTTGACAATGTTATTTGCAATGTCGCAGTAAAAATCAAATCCTATTCTCTCTATACTTGGAGAATCGTAAAACCTCATTTATCCATTCCTCCGTTCTTCTGTTGAATCTTTCCTGAATCTCATCTATACTTTTGAATACAGGCACCGCCATGCCAAATATTTATGGAAGGAGATATACACATGAATTCCAACTGGCACGCACAAATGATGGTTGATGAAATCAACAAACAAAGTGAACGTGATGCTCTTTTAAAAGAAACTCATGATACACTTTTAAAGATGCAGGAAGATTCCAAAAAAGAATCCGCTATAGAATCTAAACGTTTTATAATTCAGACCGTTCTTTCTGTAGCCTCTCTAATTGTTGCTGCAATTGCTGCTGTTGCATCCATAATTGCTTTGCTGTAATAATTATGGATATCTGATTGATAGTCGTTAAAAATGCGGCTATCGATACTGCTACGATTGATACTCTATCAGCCATCTTTCTGCTCACCTCGCTCCCCCTTCATCTATTGCAAATAATTCAGTTTTCTCCTATACTTTAAATACAGGCACTGCCATGCCGAGCATAAAAAGAAAGGAGATCCTTATGAAGTTTGATCCTAATTTAATTCGAGATATCTTAATTTCTGTTTCCGAATCCATCTCTCCTGACGAATACGGATTCGTCTCACAAATCTACCCAGTTGACATAGCTCAAAATAAGCTATCCGATTATTCGCAAAACGAAGTTTTATACTGGATACGCCAGTTAATGAATTCGGGGATTTTAATAGAAGGTTCCAAATATGTTGATGAACCAATCTCTCACATCAAAGATTTATCTCTTGCGGGATATCAATTTATTGAAAACACTTCTAAGTCCTCTGTCTGGAAAGAGATTCGACCTCAACTTATTTCGGCTACATTTTCTAATCTTCCCAGTTTCATTCAATGCGCCATCGAATTGAGTGGCAAACTCATTTCCAAGTGTTCGGACATCCATCTTCAGTGACAGTTCTGCGAGACTGTCATTTTCTTTTATGGAAAATTCACATTCTCGAATTCCCCTGATAGTTACTCCATCTAAAAGAATATGACCACTTCTTAATTCAAATAAATGTAGCTTTCCCATTTCCTCACCTCACTCTTCTGCTTTCTGTACTCATTGCTTAGTTGAGTTTTTCTTAACTTCATGTGTAAAAAAATATGCATGGATATCAGTATTGGGAATTTCAAGTATAGATATAGCATTCTCCATTTCTTCCTGCCCCCAATCAACAATATTATTCAACTTATTGCTGACTGAAACCTCTGACAATCCAAGCTTTTTTGAAAATTCGGACTGCGTACCAAACTTTTCCTTTATACGTCCTCTCAGTTTCCTGTAATCATAGTTACAAGCCATATCATCATCTCCTTTCAGTTGAGTTTTTCTCAACTACAGTTAGAATAGCATCTGTTTTTCATATTGTCAACACGCTTTTTAAGTTTTTCTCAATTTTATTAAATTATTATTGATATTTTCTCAACCATGATTTATAATCAATTTTAAAGAAAGCTTTAATCAGCGGAGGTGGAAATATTGGAAAAAGCAGAAATTAAAGACCGAATCAGAGAGGCTATGGAATTGAGAGAATTAACACAGTCAGAACTTTCAGAGAAGGCAAAAATAGATAAAGGTCAGCTCAGCTCATATTTATCTGGAAAGTATAAACCTCGGCAAAGGAATATCGAAGCACTTGCAAAAACGCTTAATGTTGATGAAGCATGGCTCATGGGTTTTGATTCTCCAATGGAGCCCCAATCAGCCAATGTTTCCAATGAAAATCGGTTTAATTCAGATGACGAACGCACCTTAATTCTTTCCTACAGAAAATTAAATGATAAGAATAAGAAAAAATGTTATATCTACACAAACACTCTTCTCACCAATCAACAAATGGAGGATGAACTCATAGTGAAAGCAGCTCATAAGTATGCCAATGTAGATGTAACTGAAGAAATGAAACAACATGCCGATGATATCATGAACAATCCGAGCGAATGGGAGTGATTAAATGACATATGAAGAACTGTTGAATATTTCGGAAACCGAAAATCTGATAGTGAAAGAAAAGAATATTCCGGGATACGGCGGACGAATATACAAGAACCGAATCGCCATCCACCAAGGAATCGACACGTCCATCGAAAAAGCCTGTGTTCTTGCTGAAGAACTCGGACACCACTACACTTCCGTTGGCAATATTCTTGACTTGACATCTGCTGCCAACCGAAAACAGGAACGTCAGGCAAGGCTCTGGGCATACAACAAGCAGATCGGTCTGATCGGACTGGTACGAGCCTTTGAGCATGGCTGCCAGAACCGGTTTGAAATTGCAGAATATCTGGAAGTGACAGAAGAATTTCTGGAAGAATGCATTGAATGTTACCGGAATAAGTACGGGATATGCAAGCAGGTAGATAATTATGTGGTGTATTTTATACCACAGTTGTCGGTGATGAAATTGGTATAACCGTAGCAGACAGAATAATAAAAGCGGAGCATAAACCTATTCATAATAAGCATCTGAGGTGATTAAAATATTAATCGGTTTATTAATATCAATTACACCGTTCAATCCTTTGAATTTTGGATTCTTTGGGCGTGGGTAATTGTATTCATCAGATATGTTGTACCCTACACGATCAATCAGATCCTCAACATCTCGTCCTGTATAATTTTCACATATTGATTTGCCGTCAACATCGGTAAATGTTACTTTTGCTATTAACACAGTATCACCTCCAAGGAGCGTCGCATGGAATACGTAAACTATTTAAAACACAATTTTGATATAAGTATTATACCCTCACCCCATCAAGATTACAACTTTCTTCATAAGATTAATGCTTTATATTTTGCTGCCGGAAGATATCTCAATACATGCATAAGGCAGTATAACAGGATTGAAGATTGGGCTCAACAGCAAAAAGATATGGGAAGCCGAACTGTACACTTGGAAGAAGAAATTGACTTTAATTTAATATTTTCAGATATTCACTATCTTCTTATTGCATTAGATAAATGCTACAAATTAGAGGGCGAACTTTATGAATTACTATGGGACAAACAAAAGAAAGATATTTTTCTTGATTTAGAAACCGTAGACGATATACGGTTAATGCGTAACACTCTTGAGCATATGGAAGAAAACTTATTAAAGTATAATAAAAATGATGGCTTTCCTTTGCCTGATGAATATAAGAAAAATGGCTGGTCTTGGCTTGAATACCAAATGGCTACAATATCAAATGGGGAATTCCAATTAAAAGACAAGACGTTGGTATTTTCAGAAACAATGTTTGATTCAGCTATAATTGCTCTCACTGAAATTGAGCAAAAATTTATAGATAGAATGGCACATTTCAATCGAGAATAGATTGTACAAAAACCTTGTATATTATTAGTTAAGAAAGGACGTGATCACATGCCATTACCAAAACCAAACACTTACACAGTTGAAGATATCTATCTTCTCCCAGAGGGACAACGCGCCGAGCTGATTGATGGTCAGATCTACAATATGGCTCCACCGAGTCCACTGCATCAGAAACTTGTTGCATTATTTACTACCGCTCTTCAAAATTATATCAAATCAAATGGCGGTTCCTGTGAGGTTTATCCTGCTCCATTTGCTGTTTTTCTTAATCAGGATAGTTATAATTATGTTGAACCAGATATCTCTGTAATTTGCGATCCAAGTAAAATGAATGACAAAGGATGCAATGGTGCTCCTGATTTCATCATTGAGATTGTATCGCCAAGCAGCCAGCGCATGGATTATCTCACAAAATTATTTAAGTACCGGACAGCCGGTGTCCGCGAATACTGGATTGTTAACCCAATGACACGGATCGTTCAAGTCTACTGTTTTGGTGAGCCAGAAGATTCTACGCAATATTCTTTTGATGAAGAAATCAGTGTGGGAATCTACAGCGATTTAAAAATCTGCATTGCAGATTTACTGAAATAAAAAAGAAAACCGCTCCTGCGCCAACAGGAACGGCTCAAGACTAATGCCCCGAAGGATACACCAGTACGTTCAAAATATAGTGTATCATCTTCGGGCAGCCACCGCAAGCAGAACTCATGTTCTTCTGCTGGCTGTTATTTTTATACTCATTTTTACGTATATTGAAGAGAAAGGTGATATAATATGCCAAGTAAAATTGAACGCTGCGCCATTTACATCCGTGTGTCTACCGCTGAACAAATGATGCATGGTAAATCCTTGGAAGCACAAAAACAATACCTGACCAATTACGCCAAAGAACATAATATGACCGTTGCTGGAGTTTATGCTGACGAGGGTAAAACTGCCCGTAAAGAATTAAAAAAGAGAAAAGCCATCCATTCCCTGCTTGAGGACGTAAAAGCCGGAAAAATTGATGTGATCATCTTCTGGCGAATTGACAGATGGTTCCGTAACCTGTCTGATTTTTATAAGGTCCAGGAAGTCCTTGACGATAATAACGTCCGCTGGATCAGCACCAGTGAACCAGGAATCAATATGGAAACCAGGGATGGACGGTTGCAGCTGAATGTAGTCTTATCTATTGGCCAGAATGAAGTTGATACCACCAGTGAACGTATCAAATTCGTAAATGAAGCATCTATCCGACAAGGAAAGCTGATCTTCGGTGATGTAAATATGGGATATGGTTATAAATCCGGAATCATTGACGGCGTAAAACGCATGGTAAAAGATCCTGATCGAGAAGACACTGTAAATGCCTTTTATCGTTTTTTCTTTAAGCACCATGCAAAAGGGCTTTCCATGCGCTATATTCAGGAAAATTATGATCCGAATTTCACATGGGCGAATATGCGAACATTGCTATCAAGTGAATTTTACAAAGGAACCTATCGCGGGATTCCATACTGCCCTGCTTACCTGACAGAATCTGAATGGAACAATCTGCAGGAAATACAGAACGCAAATGTTAAGCGTGCTCCTTCTGGCCGGATTTATCTTTTCAGTGGCATGATAAATTGTCCGATCTGTGGACGCAGGCTTAGCGCAAGAGGCGGTTCGTCCATTATCAACAGGAAAACCGGTGCCAAAAAAGTATACTGCTATTACCGATGCAATAAAGCTTTTATTGATCACAAATGTACATACAAGCACATGGTAAGTCAAAATCTCATAGAACAATACCTGATTGATCATCTGGAATACGAATACAATAAATTTAAAATAAAATGTGAAAAAATTGAAAAGGAACAAGAAAAAAAGAAGAAAGTTCAGACTCCGGAAAAGCTTCAGAAAGAATTAGAACGATTAAATCTTCTCTTCCAGAAAGGAAGAATCGAATGGGATTATTACAGTAAGGAATATGACCGGATTGAAAACAAACTGAATGAATTGTTAAATGTGGCTCCGGAATTAGAACCTGATTATGCTTATCTGGAAGAGCTGCTGAATACAGACTTTAGAACAATGTACTACAATTTAACCCAAGAAAACCGCAGAGCCTTCTGGCATTCTATTATCCGGGAGATTCACCTGAACACTGATCATACTGTCGACTCTGTTGATTTCTTATAGCGTCTTGTACTAACTTGTTGACTCCGTTTGGGGCAGTCTAGTTAGTACAAGACAATACTTATTATTTTACCCGTAACTTCTGTCCTACATAGATCACATTCGGATTGCTGATGCCATTCAGCTGTGCAACCTTCTGGTAGGACGTGCCATATTTAGCTGCAATACCAGAAAGCGTATCACCACTTTGCACGGTATAATACTGCGCTGATGAAACACCTGACTTACCATTCACGATATTCTGAATTGTATTGTAGTCATATCCGGCAGCTGAAAGACGATTCTTTCTGTCGTTTCCATTGCCCCATTTACCGGCAAGAACTTCCTGTGCAATCTGCTCATTTGATTTTCTGGCAGACGCAGCGTTGATCTTGTTCTGGACTTCTGTGTAACGACTACCGAGAACAATCTTTCTTGTGTCGCCGTTGCCATATTTACCAGCTTTCACTTCGTTCACCAGTGCATCTACGGATGCAGAATAGATATGGTCGATGAAGTTTTGCACTTCCGAATACCGTGTTCCGAGGACGTTCTTGCGGTTGTCGCCATCACCGTACTTGCCTTGCATAACTCCAACAACCAGATCGAGCGTGGATCCGCCCGGAGTATTCTCTGTCGGTTTCGGTGTTTCTGCCGGTTTGATTGTGTTTCCTTTTCCGGCGTATTTGTTCCATGCATCCTTATCGCCATAGAATTTGTCCAGATCAAGGTTGCCGCCCCATCCATTCAATCTACCACAAGAGCTATACTGCCGGATAACACAAGAATAAGCTCCCTCGTTCCACGGCTTATCCTGATAGCCTGTCTGGTTCATGTCTGCGTACTGTGCAATCCAGAGTCCGTAATTGCCGATATTGTTGAATTTATAGGCTGCAGACTGCGAACAGTACAGAAGAGGTCTTACGCCTGTTTTCTGGTATACGTAGTCAAGCCAGCTCTTGCACCATGCAAAATCTGAGCTACCGAATGCCGGGTTGTTCTTCCCCTCCCAGTCAAGGCAGAGAATTGCTTCACCTACACGGTTTCCGATTCTATCAAGGAAGTAGTCTGCTTCTTTCTGGTAATCTCCACCATTCGCATAATGATAGATTCCAAGACTCTTTCCGGCATTCTTAGCCTGTGCATAAGCTCTTGTAAAATCCGGGTTCACGTAGCCTGTTCCCTCTGTTGCCTTTACGATCACGAAGTCGCACGGTACGACTGTGAGGTCAATCCCTGTCTGGTAACTTGCAATATCAATTCCATTCATTGCCATAATGTTTCTCCTTTCAAAAAGAGGGCAACTATTCGCCCTCTGAATCATTATCTACTTTCACCTGATCTTCCACCTGCGATCGGATGTGCTTCACAAGTGGCTGCATAAATGCTGGGATATTCACTCCCATGTCCTGAATGTTCTCTAAAATACTGATAATCTCATTGCAGATCAGCCACATCGCCACGACACATGCCACCAGAAATGTGACCGGCGACTTCCAACCAATTGAAGTTGATGCATATAGAAGCATTTCATCAATAATCGCTCCCACAACTACCAGCAGCCACATAGATACCTTTTTAAAGATTCCACGGATGCTTTTATAAGAGTTGATATCCTCTGCTCTGTATTTGCTTGCCATAAGTCCGGTCGCATAATCGATCAGATTACATGCCACCAGCAGGATCACCGGCACTGCAAGCACTCCAAGGAGTGCCGACAGGAATGCAAATACTGCTGTAAAAATTGCTTTGATATAGTTTGCCTGTTCCACTTTCATATTCCTCATTCTTTCTTTATGAATTTACCGGCTTCGCTGTTCCGGTATAAGATATCGGATAATCGTATGGATAGTCATACGGATAATCAACCGTTTCCTGGATCTGTACAGAAATCGTAAATTTCTCCCCGGTCGCAACCGTATTTTTACTTAATTTCACATCTGTAATTTTAAGCATTAAACCACCTCTACTTCTATCCTTGCCTTCCTGATTGAATCCGCAACCGCATACGTTACTTCCAATATATGTGTTCCTTTTTCTTTTGGAGCAATCTTGCAATCGAGATAATGACCATTGATATCACACTCTCCTTGCACCACGATGTCTGTATAACGTGCCAGCTCATAAGATGCTGTCAGAATCGTAAATGGCTCATCGTTAGGACTTCGCACCAATAGCTTAACGTGCTTGTCTTCGCCCAGGATAAATCTAATTTTGTTCACAACAACACCCCCTTCCGTGTATCGGATAAATTACCTCCACAAAGAGCGGATCTGGCTCTGCGATAACTTGATACTGATCCGGAACTGCCTCTACAGCATAATCTTCCGGAATAACTATAACCTTATAGTCTTCCGGAACAACTTCCACCATATAATCAAGCGGAACAAGTCTTACGCATAGAGTAGCCGGATCAACGATCAACAGTATCTTCGTGCAGTATGCAATATTGCCCGCATCATTTTCTGCCGTCAGCTCGACCACATACATTCCATCTAAATCATAAGGGACCGTGACATTCCACCGGTCCCCTTCAGCTCTTTCGAATATTACTTCTTTTCCATCTATCTTACCGCTTACCTTTACTACCATAGGCGCACCGCCTAGTCGGTAATCTCGACTGCAATAATGAATGTCTTTCCGCAGTCTACTGGATTCGGAGTAAGAGTCACTGACTTAATCACCGGAGCTGACGTATCGACAGTAACCTTACGTGTGACTGTAGTAGTCTTTCCGGCTTTGTCTTTAGCTACGATTGTGATGGTGTTTGCACCCTCAGCAAGAGTCACATCCTTAGTAAATGTTCCGTCTGTTCCGACCGTTACAGTTGCTCCATTTACCGTTACTGTAACTGGCTTAGATGATACGTCATCTGTTTTACCACTTACCGTTACCGTCTTCTTGTTGGTTATAAGGTCATTTGATGGAGCTGTGATCTGCAGTGTCGGAGGCACTGTATCAACTGTAAATGTTGCTGTCTTAGCTGCAGCTGCATTACCATCATTGTCGGATGCCTTGACCGAAATCGTATGCGATCCATCTTTTAACGTCGGTGATGTGCATGTGCACTTATATCCACCGTCAATAGCAGTCTTTGTTACCGTCGATACGGCTGTACCATCAACTGTGATTGCGATTGTTCCTGCATTTACTCCGGAGTCTGTATCTTTTACCTGGAATTCGATAGTCGGAGTTGTATTTGTGATATAAGCTCCTGCAGACGGAGACGTGATCGTGATAGTCGGTGCTGTCTTTTCTTTTACACGGAGTTTAAGTGATGCGCCGAGAGTAGCATGACTCTGATCTACCGTGGTAGTATTGCCGGCCGCATCTGTAGCCTTTACTGTTCCGCCAAGGACATGATCCGGCTGATTGTAACTCGACTTACTTGGAGCTGTAACCGTAGCTTCCCATTTCCCGGAGGTCGAATTATAGGTCAGATTGTATGCCTGACCATTAAATATATATTGAGCTGTTTTTACTGCCATCTACGCTTCACCTCTACTGCTTGTCTTCTGTTACCAGATCTTCTGCTCCGGAATCAATCAGGACCTCTTTTACCTTGTCCTTTAAAAGTCTCGGTACCTGTGAATAAGTTTTCTTGCCTAACATAATCTGCTGTGCCCATAACATTGCCATCATTTCTTTTCCTCCTGAAATTTGTAATAATATGAATAAAAATAAAATGGTTAATACAATTATCGTTTTACTGATATACCGTTTCAGACATTTCCAAAATGCATCCTTCGAGCATTTCATTTTTCTCCTCCGCTTTTTCGACTCTTGACTGCAGGTTCGTATTTTTCTCTTCTGCTTCTTTAAGTCGTGCCTCCAGAGCTGCTATCCGGCTGTCTGGATCTTCTCCTTCCCGGTACATCAGCACACCAAGGATGCCGGCTGTGTACTTCACGATTGCATCGAGCTTTGTGTAGTTTTCATACACAACGGTATCTGCATCCCGTTCGCTCACAGACATTCTCTTAGTTGTTGTCTGATCAGAGAATAAAGTCTTCAGCTGATCCTCGGATGCTGAAATGGTCTTGATCAGAAGTGCGCCATCCGTCTGCTCAGTGACCTGCTGGATCTGCAGTTCCTGACCATCATTGAATGTGATTTTCATTTTTCTGTTTGCCCCTTTCTTCTTTTTAGAGGGATTCTGAACTAAATAGCAATTTATTAAATGTAAAAGCAGATTTGACAAAAGCGAACGATAGTATTGCGACCATAAACGATAAACTGATTTCTATCGTAGAACGTGGAACCAAAAATAACTACAATTACACAAAATATTCCAACGGCGACATGGTTATGTGGAGTAAATATACTTGGAATACCAATCTTGCAACCAGTTGGTATAACTGGTATTTTGCTTCTAGTGCTGCGGTTGGTTTTCCAGTAGCATTCAATGAAGCTCCTTTAATTATAGTATCTCCGGCAAAGACTAACGAACTGTATGGTCTTGGAGTTACCGAAGTGACTACAACCGGGTACAAGCTTACAGCATACAGTCCAAAGCAAGGAATGTGTTATGTACAAGCTGATATGCTTATAATCGGAAAATGGAAATAATTCTAATATGTTCCGATTGCAATATAGTCCATATAAAAAGCTTTATTTGTGTATGCTGCAAAATATCCTAATCGAAGCTGGGAAATTCCATTCAAGGTTGTGGTTTTTCCAAGAATCATAACCCAATCATCACTATTTTGAGTTATTGTACAACCCCTTAAAAATTTAAACGGCTTTGGAAATGTTGCTTGTTCTATTTTGGTACTTACACCCGTATATCCAGTGCCATTTTGTTGCAATGAGGCATATACGCGAATTGTTCCGGCACATATTTGAATCCTGTTTTTAGGAAATCGTATACAAATGCTTTTTGTTGATGGATCTATATAAGTTTCATATAATTTGCTACTTAATTCAGTACGCCAGTTGATATACTGAAAGCAAAAAGGAGCAATGTATGGA